TTGTCACATTTGAGTCGGAATCAAGACCGATTGGCGACTTGTTAGATATGCAAAAGCGAAAATATCCATCATTAAAATTCAGCATTAAAAAATTTGTGGAGGTGGAAGAATGATTATTATCGACACAGAACAGGGATCAACCGACTGGATCACGGCGCGGCTATGGCGTTTGACAGGGAGCGCGCTGAAGTCGAACATCACCTCAACAGGGCAATTATCGAAGTCACAAGCGGCCATTGCTGCGATTGACAAGCTCATCGCAGGACTAGACGCGGCAAACGAAATGCGCACGAATCCCGACGCGATTGCGGGATTGGACGACTATGGACTACAAGAATGGCTTAGTCATTACACCGGGGAGAAATTCAGCGGAAACAAGCACACACGGCGCGGCAACGATTTAGAGCCGGATGCTTTAGCGGAATTGCAACAGCGCATCGGAATGCAGATTGATCCCGTCGGCATGTGCATCATGGGCGAGCATCCGAACGGCGTTGTCTCATGCTCGCCGGATGGACTAATTTACCATGACGGCATTCTTATTGCAGGGGCCGAAGTCAAATGCCCTACACTAGATACTTTTTATGGCTATCTTGCCGACGGCGGACTACCCGACAAATACAAGTTGCAAGTTCACGCTTCAATGGCAATCTGCGAAGTCGATCAATGGCACTTTGCCGCTTATTTCAAGGGCAAGCCGTTGTTTCATGAGCATGTTAAGCGGGACAAGTTTACAGACACGCTTCATCAATCATTGCAAGACTTCCGCGCAATGTATGAGGAACGATATTGGAAAATTTCCAGCGTAATGAATGATTTACAGAACGAAAAGCTGAGCGACTGACATGAGCGCGCCCACGACATCCGAATCCACGCAAGACGCCGCCGCGCTCATTGCAGTTCGCTCCAGAGTCTTGTTAGGCTTCGTCGCGTTCGAGCAAGTGTCCCTCTCAGAAGCGAACGAAATGCTGACGGCGTGGGGGCACAAGATGGGCGCGCTCAATCGCGGCAACCAGGGCGCGATATGCCATGCGCTGACGCACGAAGGCAAGCCGGTGGCGGTAACGACGGCAAGCAACCTCATCGCTGGCGTGGTCGGAAACTGCGACTGGATGAAGCGTGAAAACACAATAGAACTCTCGCGGCTATGTGCTGCGCGTGGCGGCCTCTGCCGTGTCGCCCTCCGGCTGTGGCGCGAGTTTGTGTTTCCTGCGCTGCCCTACAAATACGCGATGTCATATCAGGATGCGGATCTCCACAACGGCAACACCTACCGATTCGATGGCTGGGAGCGCGTAGGACGGTCGCGGAGCGGGACGGACACCCGAAGCGGGCGTCCGGGACGCGACAAATACGTGTGGGCGTGGCCGCCACGGAAGAAGCCTAACGAAACAAGTGATGGCGCGGCGGGCTGCGGCCCGAACTCGCCTTGAGAGCTTATCGCCGTCGGCCATCCACGTCTTGTTCTGGCTCTTTCGCCGCATCAGAAAAAAAGTTACAAATAAATGTTGACCCAGTGTAACAATAGGTTATTCTTTGCGTGTCGGAGGCAATGAAGCCCGAGACCAACCAAAATACGAAAATGAAAAAATCAGAATACAGCCGCCTCCTCACCGACAACACTCCTTGCTTCGACATCGACACCACGGGAAGCGCCAGCGAACACGAGCTTGGCGATCTCGCCAGACTCGACGGTCACGCAAGCCTGACCTGCTGCCTCAATGACATGAACGCTTGGTCAATGACGGTCGCTCAAGTCGCCGAAATCCTGATCTCCAACGGAGAGGAAGCATGAGCCCCGAGGAATACAAATCAATCCGCGAAAAGCTCGCCCTCACGCAGGGCGGGCTTGCCGCCCGTCTCGGGGTCACGCGGAAAACGATCAACGCCCGCGAGACTGGGGCGACACGAATCACCGAGGAGGCTGCGCTCGCAATCCGTGCGCTGAAACGCCGATGATTCATTGCCAGAACAGCCAAGCACAGGAACGCGATAGCGTTTCCTGATGCGACCTGTTCTAATTTTATGACAATTATCTTACCAATTAAGCTCACACTATGAGTAAAACAATTATCGGAATCGACACTGGCAAAAGCGGTGGAATTGCATGGATTACCGAAGGGAAACCATGCGTAGAAAAAATGCCTGACACCCTGCAAGATTTGTGGGAGTTAATTGTCTCCATTAGTCTTAACGCTGAGGTTGGTGGAAGCGGCATTCACGCTTATATCGAGCAAGTCCATTCATCCCCACAGATGGGCGTGAAATCAGCCTTCACTTTCGGTAATGGCTTCGGACACCTTGAGATGGCACTGACAGCGGCAGGGATACCTTTTGCTAGAATTCGTCCACAAGTCTGGCAGAAAGAGCTTGGATGTCTGACGAAAGGTGATAAAAACGTCTCAAAGCGCAAGGCACAGGAGCTTTTCCCAAGCATGAAGGTGACTCACGCGACAGCGGATGCTTTACTGATAGCACAATACGGAACACAACAAACAAAATGAAACCAGAACAACAAAGAATAGCGATTGCGGAAGCATGTGGGTGGGGAGTTTTTGCAAATACCAGATCAACAGATTTGCTAGACTACTGCAACGACCTCAACGCAATGCATGAAGCGGAGATTTCACTTACAGCAGATCAATGGTATAAGTATGATTCTATGATGCCACTGCGTGATCCACAAAAAATTCATGCAACAGCTTCGCAACGCGCAGAAGCATTTTTAAGAACAATTAACAAATGGGAGGAAACAAAACTATGAAACACGACAAATCGCAAAATGTAAAAATTCGCAAACTGATTTCGTCCATGCTGCGTTTTCAGTATTTGCAAAACATGGAATTCGGATCATGGTATAACGAAAGATTGCTTGCAAAACAAAGGAAAATTATGAAATCAATAATCGAACAAGCAAAAAACATTAACGAAGAAACGCTATGACACACGACGAAATGATTGCAGCGATTACACATCACAAAAACGGAGGCAAGCTGGAATGCAGGAGCAAGAGCAATTGCGTTTGGATAAATGAAAAACACATTGATGCGTGCGGATTCAACTTTCCAGTTTATGACTACCGCTGCAAGCCGGAACCGATTACACTGAATACGATATACGACGAAACGATGAAACGAGTTGTCACATTTGAGTCGGAATCAAGACCGATTGGCGACTTGTTAGATATGCAAAAGCGAAAATATCCATCATTAAAATTTAGCATTAAAAAATTTGTGGAGGTGGAAGAATGAAATACACATGGATCACAATAGCAATAGAACACGGGGCGCATTTAAATTGTCAAAAATACATGCGTGGATATCGCGCTGCGGTATCGTGGAGGGCTAGGTTGCAGGTAATGGGTGACTACGCAAAAACATTTGATGAAGCTCTACAATCGCTTGACGCCGCAATCCATGATGATGCTGCCGACGAATTTGAATTATGAAACACGGAAAAACAGAACGAGAAACGATCGACCTGAACGGATGGACAATCGGGGACATTCTGTAAGGTGACGAGGGATATGGTCCGGAACTCATCAAGATCATGGCGGTCGGTGAAGAACGCTTCCTGTGCCGCTGGAATTACCAGGCAGGCAAGATGACACCAGGCGCGACAAAGGGCCAGCCGTGGAATTGGAGATCTTGCCTTATTACAAAGATTGAAAAAATGGTTTACTTTTATCAAATTGCCGCTTAGATAGCGGCCGCACAAAAACAACTATGAAAACACAAACTATAAATTATGACGAGTTTATTAATGCAAAGATTCGCAAAGCTATGGAATACGGTTTTGATCCAAAACCAATTACCGCAAGTCTTTTTGACTGGCAAAAACAAGTCGTTGAATGGGCAGTAAAGAAAGGACGCGCTGCATTGTTTGAAGAATGCGGACTTGGCAAGACGCTGCAACAACTGGAATGGGCGCATCAAGTTGTCATGGAAACATCCGGCTCGGTGTTGATTTTGACTCCGCTGTCAGTCGCCAAGCAAACTGAATCCGAAGCGCACAATTTCGGATATAATGCAAAGGTCGTTTCCGAAGAATCGGAAATTACCGATGCGGGAATTTACATCACCAACTACGACAAACTGGATCATTTTGACAACGTGAATTTCGCGGGGGTAGTATTGGATGAATCCAGCATTTTGAAAAACTTCACAGGCAAAACACGCCGTCGCTTAACTGATCGTTTTTCCGATACTCGTTTCCGGCTATGCTGCACGGCAACACCATCGCCAAACGACTATACCGAGTTCGGTCAACACGCTGATTTTCTTGGCGTATGCTCGCCGATGCAAATGCTAGCGACATTTTTTGTCAACGATACATTCAACACTGGCGATTGGAGATTGAAGAAACATGCTGAAACCTCATTTTGGGAATGGGTGAGTTCATGGGCAGCTTGCATCTCGAAACCGTCTGATATTGGATTTGACGACAAAGATTATAATCTCCCGAAGCTAAATCTTGAAACAATCATTGTGGACGTTGACGAAACGACCGGAGCGGATGAAGGGGAAATGTTTAGAGTTGCAACGCTATCAGCAACTACCATGCACAAGGAAATGCGGATGACGGCGCAACACCGAGTTGATGAGGTGGCTAAGCTGGTTAATCCATCGTCCGAATCGTGGATCGTGTGGTGCAACACGAATCTTGAAAGCGACATGCTCAAAAAAGCTATTCCAGACGCTATCGAAGTCAAAGGCAGCGACACCGCAAAATACAAGGAGAATGCCGCAAATGGATTTGTGGACGGCAAGCACCGCGTTATCATCAGTAAAAGCGGGATATTTGGCTACGGCATGAATTGGCAGCATTGTTGCAACGTCGCGTTTGTCGGACTGTCCTACTCGTTTGAGGACTTCTATCAAGCGTTGCGCCGATCTTATCGTTTTGGACAAAAACGGGAAGTAAATGCCTATGTCATCCACGCGACGACAGAAGGGCCGATCATGAAAACGATCAAACGGAAAATTAAACAGCATGAGCAAATGCAATCGCAAATGAAGATTGCCGCTGAATGCTTTCGAGAATCTGCTAACAGAAAAAATGCTATGAAAACAACTATTGATAAAATGACTGGCGACGGGTGGGAAGTTTACCACGGCGATTGCGTTAGAGTGGCGAGGAAAATTGAAGATCATTCGATTGATTTTTCCGTGTTTAGTCCACCTTTTGCGGATTTGTTCACATACAGCAACGATCCGCAGGACATGGGGAATTGCGATGGACTGGACGAATTCACGGCACACTTTGAAATCTTGATTGAAGAAATGAAACGGATCATGGTGCCGGGGCGCGAAGTTGCGGTGCATTGCGTTGACTTGCTTGCTACTAAATGGAAGCACGGAAACATTCAATTCCAAGATTTTAGCGGTGAAATCATCCGCGCATTTTGGCGGCATGGATTCTTATTCCACTCGCGAATCTGCATCTGGAAATCGCCCGTCACCGAAATGCAACGGACTAAGGCGCATGGTTTGCTTCACGCTACGCTTAAAAAAGACAGTTCAGATTCCCGCGTCGGATGCGCTGACTATTTGCTTGTTTTTAAAGCACCGGGCAAGAATCCAAAGCCGATCACAAAAGACGCTAATCAATTCCCGGTCTCGTGGTGGCAAGAAGTCGCCAGCCCGGTATGGATGACCGTCGATCAAGGGAACGTGCTTAATAAGGACGGCGCAAAAGATCACAAAGATGAGAAACATATTTGCCCGCTCCAGCTTGACGTAATCGAACGGGCTGTAACGCTATGGAGCAATCCCGGTGACTTGGTTTATTCCCCGTTCGCCGGAATCGGCAGTGAAGGCTATAAATCATTGCAGATTGGCCGACGATTTATCGGCAGCGAATTGAAGGAATCGTATTTCAATCAAGCCTGCCAGAACCTAGCAAACGAGATCG